AGCAATGAAAATAATAGGACCTACTTCGGCGGTCTGCATCAATTTTGTTTCTTTAAGCTTTTGTATTTCTAATGTCTTTTCTCTTATTAAATCTGTATATTTTGCCACATCAGAAGTAATCTGCTTGTTCTCACTTTCGAATGTCTTGACTAAGCGTTGTCTTCCTGTTATCGAATTATCGGGCAAATTAGCGATTTGTTCGTCAATTTGGCGCTTTCGTTCCAATCTTTCTTCTTTTAATCTTTCTATTTCTACTTTATCTTGTTCCAATAATAAAATACGTTGTTCATTTTGTTTATATGGCAGTACTTCACTTTGATAAGATTTTGCAAGGAAACCATAAATGCCCGCAGAGGTGATTATCATTAAAATTATAATCGCTGAAATTAAATAAGACCGCATTAAAATAGATAATTGTTTCCAGTAGCGGTATGTATACGATGCAGCAATTAATTTACCTGCTTCCAAAGAAGCTGCCATCGCAACAATCGGCCAGAAAGAGCCAGAAAAAATACTAGCAAGGCCATAAACGCTAAAAAAAGCTGCGGAACTCGCAATAGAAATCGTAATCAGTATCAATAACGCAATAAAAAACATCCTTTCTTCCTCATTTAAAGAGTAATAAAGGATATTTATAGTTATCTTGTACCGCTATTCTTCATATGCAAGAATAAAATCTTGCGTCGTCTTCCAATATTTCTCACCATTAATCACAAAGGCATTGGTCCATTTGAGTGCTTCAATGAGAATTTTTTGTCCGATTTTTATCTCATCGCAAACTTCTGGTCCAACGGCAACTACGATGCCGTACCTCGGCTGATTTAAACTATCGGCAAAAGAGGTGTATGTAAATCCCCAGTCTGTCTTCTCCATAAACTGAATACGATCAATTTGTTCTTTCATTCGAACCGTATCATATGGAAATTTAAAAATTACATCTTTATGTATTGCTCTCGGGGTTTCCATCTTTTTTATCCTCTATTTTTCTTGCTTTTTGCTTTATGCGTGGAGATTGCTCTACGGGAACTGCATCAATAAAACCGGATGCTGGGGCATCTGCAGGTGCCGGCATTTTCGGAGCAATATCTGCATCTGCTCTAACAGGTGGTTTTGAAATATCAGTTCTAAGTTTACGCAATCTTCTTCTTAATTTTCTATCTATAAAATCTTGTCTTGCATTAACGTCTTGTATTGCTGGCACTGATGCGAGTTGTTGTTTGATTAGCAATAAATCAAAGTCAATCATTTCTCCTCGCGCACTTCTAACTTTCTTTCCCATTTTCTTTCCTCTTAATCGTGTAAGAAATCAACAATATCAAGTTCATATTTGATACTATCGACATCGTGGACACCGATAAGGTATAAAATATACGAGGCGACACAACTTCCGCGTCCTATTCCCCATACTATTTTATGTGCGTCTAGTGTATTTATAATGTAAATCAACGCCCTTAAAATGTCCATGGCATTATATTTTTCATACAAAATAAGCTCATCAGCGCTGCGCACCATTCGTTCAAATATTTGTTCTCTGGTCAATGATTTTAATTTTGCTTCCTGAACGAGCTTATTAGTCACATATTTAGCAATGTCTAGATTTATATATTCCTCCGGTATATTCCAAGAGAAATCAAGAGGTTTAACATCTTTCTTCGTTGTCAACTGTCGTTCTTTGCTGACATATAGATTATACTGCTTTACTTTTGATGTTATTTCGTTAACAAATAATCCCGCAATATCTGCACCGCGCATGACAAGCCTTTCTAGCTCATCATAAGATAAGCTGCTATCACCATCTTGCCATAAGTCCCTGTTTTTTAAGGAGATTTTATTCAAAAGTGCTTGTTCCGGGCTGCATGCCTAGCGTAGGTTTGACGCTCATCAAGCCATCATCTTTATCCATTTCTCCCGAAGGTTGCGCCACAGCGGTTATTGGTTGGGCGACGAGCGGCGATCGTTGTTTTGCCTCACGATAATTTGTCAATAACGAAGAAGTCAATTGTACCGGTACTTGCGGTTGTGGAGCAATCGGTATTGATTGTGTAGGAATATTTACAGGAGCAACACATTCTTCTATGTAATCTATTTTATTGCGAATAAGCTTCCATTGTTCCTTTGATGGTGACCAATCGTTGGGCTGAAGTTCTTCAATTCCTTCAAGCCATGCCCTAAATTCATTTAATGTTATTTTTTTTGTTATTTTCTTTTTCATATTATTAGAACTTGTTTTCTACGCCATACGACGATACTGTCGAAAATGTTTCCCATTTAGACGAGGTATTATCACCTATCCAAAAATCTCCGGTTCCGGGGGAGGTATAAGGCGCATAATATGGAGGACAAGGGTAAACAGGCGGCGGCGAACAGGGATAAACAGGTAGAGGAATTGGCACTATTTTTGGCGCATCTTGATCCTGTTTTGAGGCATCTATTGTTGGGTCTACTTTGTCTAACATCCTTTTAATGAGTTTCCAATCATCAATATCAGGGAGTACACCTTTTTTGCCTTGGATTAATCCAAGTAGCCATGCCCTAAATTCTTCGAATGAAACGTACGATTTACTTTCAAACCCCGCTAATGCATTGTCATGGCTCATATTAAATCTCCTATTACTAGATTTTTCAGATATTTATTGAATGTATCTGACGGCGAAATATTTACCCATGTTTCTCCACTAATAGGATGACATAGCATTTGATACTTGTTTAGTGATGGGCTGACGGACATAAAACTAGGGTAATAATTAATCGCGGAGACGATTTTATACGCCGGGGTTAATTTATTAGGCCCGTATACTAGCGCAGTAAATTCATTTCCCGGTATTTCGGAAACTTCAACAATATCTAAGCGCGTAGTTTCTTCATCTACTATGAGCATATTCCAATTCGCAGGAAGAACGAAAGAAAAGCTATCAATGTATAATTGTATCGCAGGACTGATGATTTCTTCCAGAACTAGAAGAGGTGCTAATGTGTAGTCCAGAATATTTAAATCCAGGACCCACATATAATCAGTTAGCATCGGAGAATAAATGCTATCTAGTATTATTGTATTATTATCATTATCGAGTATAAGCATATTTTTATTATATTATGTGAATTTGTTATAATCAACCGCTGTTTTCTTATATGGGTATCCTGCTTCTTTATAAAAAGAGATGCGTTCGCGCGTATGTCGTCTACTATACTTTAAATCAGAGCATATATCACTCACTAGAACGAAATCCTTATCCACTGCTTTGCGTAGACCGCGACCGATAGTTTGTATTACGCGAATAAATGAGCGTCCCATATCAACAAATACTAGATTAAATATTCGCTTGATATTTAATCCGGTTCCGGCAATATGAACAGTGGCAATAACTACCACATTATCATTATCTTGGAATAAGTTATAAATCTCTTGTCTTGCTTTGGCCTTATCCTGCCCATGAACGAAATGACTATCGGGAACATATTCTTGCAAACGTCTTCCAAATTTTATACTATCAACCAAGCATAGCACATTTCCTTTATTTTCGCTGCGCTTTCTTTGTAAATAATCCCCTATCCAATGCAAACGTTTTTTTTCAACATGTAAAAACTCCTTTTCTGATTGCCAGTCCGGAAAAAATTGTTCTTTAAACTCTTTATAGCTTGGTATAATTTTTGGCTTTCCGGAGAGAAAATCATCATATTCGGCTGTCAAATCAACATCAAGTCTAAAAATTTCTATGTGGAGTTTTGCAAGCCAACCTTGGTCAATCAATTCATGGGCGGCGATTTCATAATGAACTTCACCAAGCGATACTAATATTGAAAGTGCATCGCTGGGGTGCTTCGGTAATGTACCAGTCACGCCGAAGCGATGTGCAATATGCGTGCCGTGTTTATTAAGTAATTGTTGTAATACATTGCCTCTCACGCCGTGGCATTCGTCCACTATAATAACTTGAAACATTTTTAATAATTGGGGGACGTTTTTTAAGGATTGCCACGTTGAAATTACATGCGCATGTTCTATATCTTTACTTTCCCCGCAAAATTCCCCTGTATCTAGACCGAGAAAACTAAATTCATTGCGCGTTTGTGTGACTAAATTAACATTGGGCACGACGGTAATAGTCCTTAGTCCTCCATGTTTCTCGTAACTATCAGCCAATGCTGCGCAAATGCTGCTCTTTCCGGCACCTGTTCCTGCTATAGCAATGCCGGAGCCGTTGGTGAGTAAAGTGTTGACCGCTTCCACCTGATAGGGGCGCATCTTCCACGGCATTCCATTTTCTACATTCTCAATATGAGAAAAATAGTCCGCATCAATAAGAGTCGGTTTAATGAAGTCTTCACTGCGCCTATCGTCTAATGTTACTTTATAATCCAAGCGCTTGAGAATCGGCAGTATTTCAGGCACTAAGTAGATATATGTTTTTCCTGTTTTTTGAAAAAAATGATTTTGCCCGTCCCACATTCCCATTTTATATCTGGGGTTAAAGAAATAATTTGGCGCCTCATAACTAAATTTGTTGTAAAGAAGTTCTATATCGTCCGAATGTAATCCGACGAAAGCACAATTTATATTATCAAGTATGATTAACTTTGCGTTTTGTTTCATTCAATAGTATAGTCATGCACACTCGCGACCCGTGCGCGAGTAATATTATTAAGGGCGTATCCGCGAGCTTTAAATGCTTCTACGAATGATTCGTATTTCATCAGAACTTCTTTTATGTCTAATAAAAGTTCGTATAACGCTAGATACTCTTCGTCATTTTGAATATATTTGTCTATTGAGCGCTCACCTAGTTCTCTACTATAACCTTCTTTATATGACTTGTACAATACTGAGTATTTTCGATCTAGTAAGCTCTGAAAAAAATCGGATAACTTTTGTAATTCAATGCGTCGTTGATCATAATAAACCATCCATGATGCATTTTCTCTGTTAGCCTTTTCCAGTGTTTTTCCGCCTACTCTTAAATTTTCTTCTGCTGTATCTAACACCGCATCATACTCCGCGAGTACCTCGAGAACCCGTCTCGGTTCTTTCTTTAAAGCAACAAAACGAGCTATCATTTTAATGCATTCCTTTTAAATATAATGTCAATGCATCGCGCTGTTCTTCCGATAATTGTTCGAGGTCAAATTCGGCGGCGGATGGATGCTCTTTTTTATCTGAGGATAAATCCGCATCAAAATCTTCTTGCTCGTGGCGAACTCTCTGGGATTTAAGGAATTCAATTATTTTTTCTTTTGAATCAGCCGCAATAGTGGTAGGAATACCTACGCGAATCATGCGCTGATAAGTTTGTGCGTCTTCCTCACTCAATGTGGTCATCTTTTCATTTATCATAATAGTACTACCTGGTTGATACTTTACGGTTGCAAAGACTACACAAAAATCACCTTCTTCTGGGAACCAAACAATATCCTCCCAAGACACCAGGGATTTATTATCGATTTCACCAATGCTACCCATATATTCAATAATACCATCACATAATGTTCTGATAACACTGAAGAATATATCCTTCGTCATGGCGGTGTATATTTCATTCCGCTCCGTTAGCAATTTAAGAAATTCATCATTCATATTTTTTTATCCCAGCAAATATCTTGTATATCCATTAGCAGTTGTGCAGCGAAATGTACATCGGGATACTTTAATAGCGAAGTCCGCTTATATAACACATCTCGCACATATACGTCCATTTCTTCTGCGTATTTTACTATCTCATCGTATGTCCACGAGCCATTACGGATCGCGCGTAGTTCATTAGCATCGGGCCTCTTGACGTGGACAACGCCTGTTTCTAAAATTTCTACGCCCATGCGAAGTAATCTAACTAGATGCATTGCGTGTTTAACATCGTAGCCGAATTGTTCTTCTAAAACTGAGCGCTTTTCATTGCGATTTTTTTTCCACGTCCAATATTGTTCATGCTTTTCTTTCGCCGTAATATATTCTTCTCGATTCCATTTAACCAGCATTAATGGGTTGCGAAAGTTTTCGCGATTTTCTTGGAAATTTATATTCAAATCACCATTAGTATTCCATAAACAATAAAGAGGCGATTCGTGTACACCAAATAAATTATCCCCATATGGTACAAATCTATGTCCTTCTCTAAAAAGAGAAAGATGGGGCTTTAAATTTTTTCCCTCACCGAACCATTGAACAACTGTAAGAAATTCGCTAGGCTTTGGTGGTTCTTCACGTTGGGGCATATTAATCCATTTATTATGCCCTTTGATGCGCTTTAATTGCGCAAAGGCATACCCCGAAAATGTGAAAGCAACTTTACTTGAGAGTAATTTTTCTCGGTGCGCGCGAAGATATCTATATCCACTTGATGAAGTAAGAATATCGCCCTCATCAACCCAGAGCAATTCGATAATATTCGGATTACAGTCTAAGTAAAGTTTTATGAATTTTGATAATTCATAATAAACTGTATCTTGCTCATTAGTATCCGTAATTTGTTCAACTGGAAAGAAAGGTGTTCTGTAATTAATCGGATCCGCAATAAAAATACCCCGATAATCGATATCTGAATCGGGTGTCGCGGTGCCATAGGCGTGGCTACCGGCTAAACACTTCAATAACAAATGCTTTTCGTCCAAAAAATGCAGCGTATCCATAGTGCTTAGTATACTCTATCGGACGTTAAAAATCAACTTCTACCATTTAGAAATTGAATCGGGAAGCTCTGAAACAGTCCGCATATTTTCAAAATATTTACGAATGGCACGCATATCGTCAGGAGACAGATTATCCAGAGACAGCTCCTCCATATGAATGCCGCCGCCTTTTAGTACATAATGCCACCGATGAGTATCACCAAGAGTATTTTTACCGGCGTTGCTTTTGGGCTGGAGATTCATGTAAGTATACCTATGCGGTTGTTGATAATGAAGATATTATCACAAACTAAATTATTAACAACAAACGGCAAAGTATAATTCTTTGAGTAAAGTCAAGGATTTATGATGAAATAACGCTTGTGGTTATAATTCACCCGTTCTCTTTAAATTATCCATCTCAATTTTCAAGGCTAATAGTTTATTTCCCGCCTTGGCTATTTTATTGCGTATTTTACCACGAACCTTTTCAGGCAGCGTATTAATGATGTCATTGACCACCTTGTCTGCTAAGGCGCGTTGTGCTGAGTGGGTGCTATCAGTTTCAGTTGATTTTGGTTCTGATGACTTGCGTGTAGTTTTTGGAGTGTACCCAACTTCGGTACCCGCCTTGGCTGTTTCGAATTGCTGAACAGCTTTTTTAAGAGCAGCAGCGGCCTCAATTAAATCTTTTTTACCACGCTCTTCGCCGAGTGTTTTTAATGCGCTAGGCAACATGTGTGAGATGGCATCGAGATGCTTGGATCCAGTCTCATCTGCTGGGGTCTCACGAGAGGCATGTATGGGGAGGTTGGCTAATGTTTTAAAGGCATCTTTTGCTGTTGTTTCTTCGCGCGATGCGGCGCGGAAATGTTGTTCTATACCACTTACACGCTTCGCGCGACTTGAAAGATAGTGCTCATTAAACCATCTTGCTTTCTTTGAACCAAGTACAAAGTTTAGTTTCTTGGTATCAGGGTCGTCTTTATTCTCATCCCACCAATCTTGTGTATATGGGATGAGAGATTCATGGAAAAAACGCGTTAATCTGTTTGCAAAATTAACTAACGACGCATAAGTTCCGAAATCAAAGGCCTCGAGCAATTCCCACACTAACATATTAAATCTCCTTATTTTAGGATATTTATATTTAGTGTTATTCGTTCCAATTAATTTTACATTCCGGGCAATAATGATGGCGATTATAAATGGTTATTTCTAGTATCATAAAATTAAAAATCGCAAATAATAAGGTAAATTTTGGATGATGGTCTGCTGGATATCTATCCCAATCGATATCCAGTTGAAGAAAAGATATTCCATCTTTGAATTCGCGGTATTTATACAATCCGGCAATTTCAAAAGCATAGTCATCATTTATATTGCTGGTAATTCCGCGATAAGATTTATAAAATTTCATTTTATGTCCATAAATGTTTTCGAATCTTGATTAATCTAATTAACATCTCTGTCGCTTCGTTTCTTCTCGATTCCTCGATATCTCGCATTTCTTTAAGCATGGCGCTTACATGTTCGCGCTCCTCAGGTGTCTCATCTTTTCGAGACCAAAGACTGCCTGATTTAATTCTCGTCTCTTCACAATATGTAGACCATCCAGAAATATCCATCTCATCTGGACGTGTAATATATTCTTTCCACCAATTGTATATCTCAAGTTGTTCTCTAGCAGCTTTCGCTTGCGTAATTACATCTTCAGCAGGAGGTTGCCAATCAGGCCAATCTTTATTTGCCTCTGGACTATCCAGTGTCATCTCCCATTCAAGATGTTTTATGCCTGCTTCTACGCAGCGTGTGGATGTAAATTTGCGCCAGCTAGGTGTTCTTTTTATTTTATCAAATATTATTTCACGCTTTTTTCCGGTTAAAAACCATTCGCGCATTCTGGGTGCACGTTCTTTTTTAACATAGCCCGATATAATGTGCATATGTGCCTTTTCAACTTCGATAAAATCTACCAAGCCCTCCATTAACCCATATTCCATTCTAGTAAAAAATTCGTGAAATTCACCACGCTTTAAGCTTGTTGATAATGAATGTGTCTTGTCGAAAAAACGATTACGAATATATGTGCGCATTTCATGCCATAAATCAGAGGGATAGAAAATAACATTCTGCAAATCATCGAGAAAATCTTCGGTTAACCAATAACCGAATTTATTTTTATTTTGATTTTTCCAATCATCCCAATCTTCCATGGATGCCGCGAAGGGTTTTTTACTAACAGCGCTACGGCGACGCAGCCAATCTGCGAATTTAGTATTACTCCAGTAAATATTGCGATATCTATATACACGCGGAAGAAATTTCATATATGCATCCATTTTTCTTTATCGTAGGTTATGCGCATTGCGCGGCGATCTTTAAGTAAAATTGTTTCACTTATAGCAATATGGTCATTATTATTAATATAGCGTTTTGTATCGTCAAAGTCAACTATAATTACTTTTTCTAATAAATGCGATGAAAGTACTAATCTATCAGTTCGTTTTTCGAAATAACGGCGGCGTAAGATTATTTTATCACCTCCTACAATATTTAGCGTTTTTATTTGGCCGCCGTATTTTCGCGACCATCCATCATTAATGAACCAACAATCAAGTCCTTTCATTTGTTTTTGCGGATCAAATTCAAGTTCTAATCGTGTTCGATCCCCGGCTTCGTTCCAAACTAAGTAAGCAAAGAACTCGTTTATAGTGCCCTCTATTGAATTCGCGCCGTATCTAAAATTATGCACATTCCACGTATCATTTTTATTAAATGCTTCATCTTTGAAGAGACCTCCTTCAATTTTTTTCAGCCCATCATGATAATAATCGGCCAAATATTGCACATAATTTAAGGGAAAATGCGTACCATATTTACTAATAAAGTTCTGCAAATTTGATAAAGCTTTTTCTATTTGTTCTTCATTCTCGTTCAATATCACTTGATTCTTGTACTTTTTCTATTCGTTTTTGCTTCGAAGATGGGCCTGATGAGATGTCTAATTCTTCATCGTTTATAAAACCCTCAAGAAACGTTTCACGCTTTGCTTCACATTTGGCCAGAACATCGGCGGCGCGTGGATTAAAATCGCGTGCGAACCACGACTCTGTATCGCCGGCGAGAGCATATCGAGGCCCTCTCTTTTCAACTACTTTGAGTTCTACTGATACATCAAGCAACCCATTATATGGGTCCATGCCAGAATCATATGGAACTTCAATTGTGACGTTTTGGAAAGGTTTAGTAAATCTCGTTTTATAGCCCTCACATTTCATTCGTATGCCTTGAACTTCTCGTGAGATATCATCGCGCAGTTTCAATTTTGTCAACATAATAATCTGCGATAGACTGAATTTAATAGCATCATTAATAATCCATACACCTTCGCCGTTTGTCATATCTTGATTTTTATAGACCTGACTGGTACAAATAATGGACATATTAATATTTTTAATAGCTTGAACGAGCTGTCTTAAGACAGCCTTTAATTGTTTACTGCGCTGACCTTGGTCGCCTTTAAATACGCCTTTGCCAAAGTTTTCTTCTTCGGTTTCTGTCAAAAGCATATCTAAACTATCTACAATCATCAATACTTTCGGGGCATTAGAGTCCTTGCCATAGGTATCTTTATAATGTTTAATAAATTTAGAAGCAATATTCTGCAATTGCGAGATAGTATCAATGGGAACATATGTATAATTGTTGTGAACATCTACACCAATTTTGCTTACGAAATCATTATCTAATGCGTTTTCACTATCGAGGACAATAATATACGCATCATCGCGCTGGGCCTCCCGCATGACATTGCAGCAAATGAACGATTTACCTGAACCCGATGGTCCAGAAAAATTAGTGATTCTACCTTGTGGAATGCCTTTTAGGAAGCTACCGGAAATAATTCGATTAAGAACAAAATTGCCCGTGTTGAACCAATAGCGGGGTGGTTCGGAGCTTGCTTCAGCATCAATTCCCGCTTTCTCTAGTTCTTTTTGAAAATTCTTTAAAAATGTTAAATCAGTCATAATCTCTCCAATAAATTAAGGAGGCTATCCTATAATAGCCTCCTTTTATTTTTATTTCAACCGCTATTACTTCTTGCCACGATTGCGAAGTTGTTCGAGGAGAGCATCTTCGTCGAACTCATCGTCGTCATCGTCTGCTTTTGCCACAGAGGCCGGCTTCTTTGTAGCAGGCTTGGTCTTAGGGCTACTTTCCCAAGATGGTGCTTCTTCTGTTTCCTCCTTAATAGGAGTACGGCGCGTCTTCATTACATTATTAATTAGACTATCAATAACGCGCTCATCTTCTTCCGAGACAGCTGCCGATGAACGGCTAGTGTTTTCGTCCTGATATTCAGCGCCGGTAAGGGCCGCTTCGAGCATTTCGTTAACCTTATCAATATCGGGTCTAGCAGGAAGAAGCGTGGCAAGGTCCACCATATGTTCCTCAACAAATTCAATCTCTTCATCTGTGAGGTCGGTCGGCTTGCGTGCGAACTTTGAGCCTACTGTATAAGTAGGGTAATCGCCCTGCTGTGTCTTCTTAATGATGAAATTATAACCCCCTTCATAAGCGTAAGGGACAACATCAAGTTCTCCACTTTCCATTGCTTCTCTGATAATGCTATAAAGCTGATACCCAAGGGAAAGGAAACGAACTTTACCGGTGTGATTTTCACCGGTGTCCTGTTCTGGTGGAAGAGGATCTTCTAGAATAAGCGCCTGAATGACATGCTGCTTCTTGCGCCAGTACTTCTTTCCGCTAATTTCATCTTTGCTCTTATAGAAAGAAGAAGAAACCTTGCAAATAGGACATTCCTCACCATACATTTTCAAACAAGGAACAGTCTTTTGCTCACCATTAATAATAAGTGTATGGGTTAGCTTTTCAACGTAGAAATCAAAGGGATTGTCTTCGTTCTTATCTGGCAATAGCCTTACTGTCGCCTGCTCGCCGGGCTTAAGGTTCCAAAAAGGATAATAATTATTTGGGCGGCCTTCGCGCTGGGGTTCTGTATTTTGAATATTACGGGTAACTTCTGCGATTGACTTAAAAGTTCTTCTAGACATGACTTAATAACTCCTATAAACATCTAAAATTGTCTAATTGACATCTAATTTTAACAACACGATTGCAAGAATGCAACTTGAGCTTATAGTCCGACGCGTGTCGCCAGACTATTATAATTATATATCAAAAAATATTAAAAGCACCGGACGTATTTTATGGATTTTATTCCTGCACTGCCTTTATTGTAAAGCCAAAATCGGCAATATCGTCCGCCGTTATACAGGTAACTAATATTATTTCATTGGCATCTGGATCAAAAATTTCATCAGGGAATACGCTTGAAGAAATCTCATTTTCAAAGCTCCATGTGAATGTACCGATACTTGACGGCGATCCTCCTGGTGTTGTTTTGAATACCTCGAATATTGCTTCTGAAACTGGAGGAGTACCAGCATACCCTTTGACCACGGTATCACTACCACTAACACCGATTAATTTGAATTTTGTCACCGCAGCAAAACGTAATATTGTATCTCCATCTAAGGGAGCACCGATATAATTTGTTGCTATATCATAAGGTATTATAACGCTCGGGATGCTTGAAGAAATAATAATTTGTTCAGATGTATTGGTAATATTAATGCCAGTCCCCGCCACCAAAGCCGTTGAATACCACAAGTCTTGCCCTGTATCAGCAATCGTTACCGTACCTACAGACGTACTATTCGGGGGGCAGACACCAGACGGTATTTCATCGACAAAAAGAATCGTTCTATCGGGATATCCAGCGTTATCATACTCCGCTCCATTTACTGTGTATGTTCCGTTGCAGCCCGGAAACGCACCGGACGCAAATGTCATAGTAAAAGGTATTGTTGGGAGCACTCCTGTTATATCACCATATCCTACGTCTAATGCGAATAACGGACTGGGCTCATTATCGTAATATGCATTATAATTAAGTTCTGTAGAATTTTTATACCTCAAAATATCGAATGGTTGTTCATCAGCTACATCAACATCTAATAACTCTGCTAGATATTCTACGCCGCCTGCAGCAGTTGAATTAATAGTAATAGTATTAGCAGCTTCTGTAAATGATACATTCGTGCCCGCTATTAAGGTCTTAAACAATAGAGCGGCGCCTGTTTTTCCATTGTAAAGTTCAGCACCACCACCGACATTGCTTCCTATATTAATTTCTCCAACCGCCGGAAAATCTTCATTTTCCCACTTAGAACCATTAAATCTGAAAATTTGTCCGGGAGCGGGCGCACTTACTGTAAAGTCATCAGGTAAATCGGTAAGAATATGTGTATGGCCTACATTTGATTTACCTAAGAGAAACTCATTAATCTCACTTTCCGTGTAATAGCGATCATCATGTATATGACCAAGTAGAGAATATCTCGCATCTCCCCTCGCATCATTATGATATTGCGGATGATCATCATCATCAAGACCTGTTAGCGCTCCGTGGTCTGTAATAACTGGTGGTATAGGGAGATTTCGCCATGTGGAGCCATCATATGTCAATACTTCATTTGGTAATTTATTAATAATTGAAACGTCAGTTAAACTATTCTCGAGCGTGTGTGTATGACTGATTAACGCGTATCGAGCATCTCCTCTTGTGGTATTAAAGTATTGAAGATGATCATCATCGTCAAGACCGGACAATGCACCGTGATCTGTGACGCCGGAACTTGGGAGAAGAACTTGAGGTTGTGTAGGTTTAAATAAAATCGTTTGACGATCAATAATCATGCCTACAGAAGCTTGATTGGGTGTACTTTGAATTAATGTAATTTCACCAGTGTTCGTAATATACACTTTATCATTTACAAAGCCGCCTTCAGCATCCCAATCCCACTGCTCATTGAAAATCAAGCCTTCCGTAACGAAATTTATTACGTCATTAGTATGCGCATCTTCTTCAATAATTCCATAAATTTTATTAAGCGAGTTAAAAGGAGATGCGTGAATAATCTTATTATAATCAACAAATTCAACGACATGGAATGCGCTTATAGGTTCTTGTGCTTGGCCTATTAAAACGATATTATTAACCTTTAAAGATGCACCAGTTGGCACACCTGTTAAAAACATATCTTCAGTAGTAAAGAATTTTCTATCACCAGTCCTAATTGGCTTACCAGCAGTATCAAAAGCGATAGCTCCTGCATATGCCGGCGTTGTAAGGCCAACCTGTGTCCCAATAAATTCTGGGGCGCGAATGCTCATGCTGCGTATTGTAGTGCCGAGCTCTAATTTACATGCGAATACTCGAACAACTTCTACCCAAGACGCCCCATTATATTCATACATTATATTTCGTACTGTATTATACCACATACGACCAGCAATAACACACGGTATACCAAATGAGTCTACGCAAGATAAAGATGGTTGATTGGCTCTTACAAGGGGTTCATATACAGTAGAGCCAAAAGTTCTCTCGCCATTGACGAGATTAATATCCCAATATAACCAATAATTTGTACCTGTATCAAATGGACCCCATGCTTGGCTTATAGATGTTGCTTCTGTATACAGATAATTCTTCTGTCCGTGAGCAAATGTAACTATAGTTGGATCGGGAGAAACAATTAAATTCACATATTGGCCAACTTTTTGTAAAAACGTAGGAGACCCACCAATATCTGTTTGGTGCCTGACTATTCCTTGTCTAAATGTTATTCTCAATTTAAAATACTCCTGTTTATTTGTCCAATATTAGTGGGCTTTTGATTGTTACTGTTTTGCCAGCATCTGCCGGATTGAATACGATAATACCCAACGAAGGCTCAATATTCACAGCACCGGCTGCCGGAACAGGCATCGTATTAATAAAATTGTATGTTGATATGACACTGACGGGTGCTGGTACACCATTTAATGTAACTTCATAAGCGGTTATCTCATCGTCAAATGTTAAAAAGTCCGGGTCATATCTTCCCGTTAATGTAACCGAGTTGCCGATATCTAAAATATAGGCAGGCTGGGTGTAATCTATCATAATATCAACTAATGCTATATGATTATGTGTATGTGTTGGGAAAGAAAACTTCGGATATAAGGCGCTTGAACTTGCAACAGTACTTGTATGAATTAACACATCGTTTTTATAGTATCTGACTGTAGTCCCATTCTTTGTGATTTTAAATTTATCACCAAGTAGGTATGTTGTTGATAAACGTATAGTCCCGCCTTCAGAAATATCCACATTTCTATCAGTGCCTGATTTAAATCTAAAAGTATATGCTAAATTTGTTCCCGTATAATTTGAATCGGTAGATAATCCAACAAATGGTTCATAAGTAGCTCCAGAAGTATTGAAGAAATATCCTATTTTAAATTCAAGATATCCGTCCCCTGAGAGATTTTGAACAGCAACGGCTGTGCGACTCTGGTTCGTAGTTACCGTTGACATGCACTGTCCTACGCGGAAGGGAGAGTATAAGAATGTGGTCCCCGTCGTACCGGGGTCTCTAAATAAGCATCTTTCTGTTATTTGGCTTCCTGATGAAGGTACAACTGGCGTCATAACGCCAGGAGCAGTCCCCGTATTCTCTATGTCTGCAAAATCATAGGTAATGGGCTTGTAAAATAAATCATATTGGTAGCTAAATGTCATTGCGTTATCTTTACAAATCCCATCTACTACCGCGAATGTATAGTAATCTCTATTTTGGAAATCGGGAGAAGTTGCCCCCGCATTGAATTGTAATTGCAAGCCTTCGTCCAAGAGTTGATATCCACTATGCGTTGGTTTTGTTTCTACTAGTGCTTCATTCAATTGATATCGACATTTCATTGCACTTGAAGGTTGAGATGAAATTACACCGTAAATATCAACCATATCATTTGCTATATCTGTTGTTGTCCATTCAACATTCCACATTTGGGCATTGCGTATGGTGCCTTTAAAGAATGATGTGGATCTCGTAGTATGCGCACCAACCGCGGCGATTAATTGACTTGAAGAATTGTTAAGAACTAATGAATTTGCAAGTGTTAATGTTGAGCCAAGTTGTACTCCATTATTATACACTTTCAAAGTAGTACCATTTACAGTGACAACGATTCTATGCGTTATATCATTTGCTAATGTTGCGGTGATATTATTCACAGTTCCATTTGCTTGCACTATTGAAAAATAATATGTTCCTGATGTGTCGCGGCGCGAGAAAACCTGCAAACGATTTTGATTGGTGGGGGCGGGTGGATCGTATATTTCAAATAACATTGCATTCGGCTCTTGCCACGCTGATTTTGCTCTAGGAGTAACCGTTGCTGCAAAAGTAAATGCATTTGTAAAATTCCCCGTTGTAAACACGGGCGTAATATTCAATCTTGATATTCCTGTAAACTCGTGGCTTTCCATATCAAAGCCTGTTCGTGTTGCCGAATAATTGTTTGCAGAACTATCTGTTGCGGGTGCATTATAGAATAATTGCCAATTTGTACCGTTCCAATTATACGTTTGCCATACATGATCACTAACAACTGATCCCTTTCCATTCCACGGATCAGGATTTGATCCATAAGGTTGAATAAAGTCAAGGAAACAACTGTATTCTGTAAGGAACGCGTTGCGTTGTTGAATCGCTAGACCCCATCCTGTTCCGCCATTTTTTTCAGGGATAAAAAACGCATTATATGTGCTACCATTTCCAGTATGAGTTACACGAGATGTGACGATATTATCTTCATTATACACGTTACTTGTGTCATTATTCCCGCCCGTGAATAGGCAATATGGACGTCGATATCGATCATAGATGAACGTAAATGTTTGGGGGAATTTATACTGGGCGGGATTATTACTATATGTTATATCTCTGATCAGATAAGCCGGAATTGTTGTAGAACCGTATATAAGCGGATGAAGCTGGCGTTGGCCACTACCTGTAATATTTAAATGAATAGCCATCCACTTGCTTCCATATCTTGAACACCTTAAGTATGGAAGTTTTGCTGTGCCACCAACACTAAATAACGTACCATCTAAGAAGGATCCTGTAGAAGAAGCTCCATTATTTGCTGTTGACCACCATGCAATATATGCTCTTGGAAATGATGTTGTCCCTTCATCAGAAGCATTATGATATACCAAGGCCATTTGATTAGCAGGTGATTCACGATCAACGCGGATCATTTTCACTTTACTCCAGTTATTATTAGATATACCGCCGTTAGAGGTGTAAATGAATGATACTGGAGAAGAAGTCGGTGTATAATTTGTCCAACTTGTTCCATAATTGGTAGTAGTAGTAATTCCGCCGTCAAATACTGCCCAAATACTATTATTATAACCCTCACAAACACCATAACATCCATTATCAGAGGGGATGCTATGAGAAGCTTGTGTATATTTTGTCAATGTCCTACTTGGGCTTAATGGATTAGTAATTTTATAAAGACCCGTATTTCTGCATGCAACAAAAACATTCAAATCATTATCAACTTCTACCTGACCTATGGCATTGGCAAGAAATCCGGGCAGATTGGAGGAAGATATAATTATGCGATCTCCGGTTACTATATCAATAATCGCTATACGTTGTGTATCAAATGTTAATATTTTAACACCATCATATTCTGTGATGTACCACGCTAATTGATCTATTGTTTCTAATGTACCAGGCTCTGTGAACGTTTTAGATTGCGCTGCTGTTTTTGCTGGGTTTGAGCGGTCACCTGGAAACCATGGAATTAATCCCGCGTGTGCATTATATCCGCCATTCCTATAGTCACTAGTATTAATACCAGCACTAGGATTGGTGCTCCCCCATCCGATAAATTTACGCTTAGAATAATTATATCTTACAGCACCAATATTTCCTGTACCGGAAATATCTATCCTTAACCACGATGGCACATTGTGCATTTCTGTATAACTTGTACCGTCTACACTAAGATATCCATTGCCAGACGCTAAAGCGTTTACATCCATGAAAGGCATAGTTGCGTTGACATTATGTGTATGAATGGGCTGAACAGGTTTATATTGGAAGTTCTCAGGAACCGCTCTGGTACGCAAGGACCATCTATGATTGGAGAAATCTGAAGAAATAATAGTAGTCCAACTACCGATACCAAACGTTTTAAATATATTTCCAATATATTGATCGCGATTAAAAGAAAATGATAAACGTCGTTTCCAATATCTTGGAATAGTAGTTCTAGTCGCATAATTAGAATGTGGGAAGCGAGTAAAACTTGTATATGTATTAGGTCCGGGTTCTACAACAGCAAGAGGCGTTGATAGTGTAAATGGAAAGCCGTCTCCTCGTTGAAAATCAGAACGTCCGATGGCGCACTCTGCGTGCACGTCTGTTGCATCTGTTCCTCGCGAAAAACCACCTATTGAAGTCGGAGTTAATATATCAGCAAATATTCTATACGTAATTGTTAGATATTCTGTAATAGTTTGTGTACAAGGCGGGTTAAGCGCAACATAAGATTTTATTAACTGTGCAGTGTCGTTATACTGATAAAGATATACTGCTCTAATATTTCTTGTCATTGTAGAGGGAGGTATAAATGTGTAAACCATTTCAACAATGGCTGGCGTAGTCAATGTTGCCGGTGTATACGTATCAGATATAAATTGATTATAAGGAATATGCGAAGCGCCTAAACCAGCAGGAGTTAACGCAAATACATTAATTCCTGGGAAAATCTCTATTTCTGTCATTCCAATCGCTCTGTATGGAGGAGGGTATGGAGAGGTCGGTGGGGTGCCAAACGATGCGCCAACACCAAGTTGCGTATGGTAAGTATTATCTACTATTACGTTCTCATACGTATATTCACCAGTAATCTCATCAGTATCCACATTTCGCTTGACAATTGTCACTTCACCTTTCATTATCTTTTCCTCTAAATTCTATGTTTCTCATATTTATTGATTTATCCACCGCCAATAGAGCCACCGCCAAGATTTACGACCGTATAAGTTGGGATTTTCAAATATTCTTCACTAGCAGCACCGTGATATAATTGAACCGGATCCAAGTCACCAATGCATGATTTCATTGCAAATAAAGTAATCGTATAAGATGGGATTTTCAAATATTCTTCACTAGCAGCACCGTGATATAATTGAACCGGATCCAAGTCACCAATGCATGATTTCATTGCAAATAAAGTAATCGTATAAGATGGAATCATAATATATAATGGACTTTGAGCAAGATTTAGAGGATTTCCAACATAATATGACTCATTGTCATTGACATCTACATCAGAAATAGAAAGCGGATTACTATTAATTCCGTATGTTTTACGATTTTGTTGACCTAGCTGATCAAGTTGTAGTAAGTATTTTAAACGATAATTTTTGTTAGGTAGTAAGCCACAAAAAGCTCTATTAGTATTTCCTGCGTTTACTTGTAATACGTCCCATTCACCAGTGATCGCATTAAACATTTCTAAAACAGAGCCTATATACGTCTCTTGCTCGGTAATAGGTAGAGACCAACTTATACACAATGAAGACGGAAATTTAAAAGCATAATCGTCAACTGTAAAACTCGGTCCTATATACGTCAGAGGTTGTCCTAACGCCTCCATTGGTATAATATTAAAGATTGATGCTAATGGAGACTTCGAAGATGCAGCTGGCATGTGATTGATTGAGCATACAGATGCAGGCGTTGCATAAACAATTATTTCTTCATATTGTTGAAATGGTGTTCCTTTATCAATCCAAAATCTAAATACTTTGTCTTTCTTTGTCGCACCTGTAAATTCATACAATATAGAACTCTCATAATGATTGGGTTCTATTTCAACAATAACAGCAGGAGAAGGATAATCGGGGATTAACCAAGTAACTTGCTGAAAAGGATCATCGATTACTTGCTCCCATTCAAATGTGTGTCCATTTATATCTCCATAGATTGATGCAACGAGTGTTTGTTGGATTCCGCATACGTTAAACAAATTTTCACCAAGAGAAAATCGTTCTATTTCTCCCGGTGGTTTTTGATAGACACTAAATATGACTTGAAAGGGCATATTATTTTCCTTATGTCATGGAACAATTTGTTGTCTGTGCGCAACCCACAATAGTAATAGTGAGGTCTCTAAGCGTAGCATCCACGGATGAGCGTGTTTTAATTTGTAAAAGGTCTCCTGTGATTAAGTTTACAGGACTTACCAGAGTAAACGTTCCCGTCAAACTTCCAATTGAATAATCAATTGAGCCTATTATTGTACCATTTTTTAACACGTCTAAGGATGTTGCGACCGACGCGGCAACATCAGCTTTCACCACAGAACCCGGCGCGCCAGCTGCAATAAACACATTTCTAGTAATCGCAAAAGAGCCCATAGTTGTTGATGGCTGCATTAGTCCTGCGATAAAAAATGCCATATCATATGGAATAGTATGTGTATGTGTTTCTGGCGATACAGGGTTCCATAAACCATTATGTGAATAAACTAATCTCCCCGTATTATCAACGACAGCAATCATGCCATGGTATGAAGAAGCATTCGGCAATAATGTCGCGTTGCTATAAAATGGCGTAAGAGATGCCTTTTTATCAAATACTTCGTTTGCATAAAATTGAACATTATTAGAAATATATCCACCTAATCCGGGTATCGTGCTGGTATATTCAGTTAATATAATTTGTGTACCATCGTGGCCGTGTATAGACGGAGCGTAATCGTGGGAATGCATGATAGGGGCGTAAATTAAATCCAAATCATTTGGGATTAAGTTTTGCCAATACATTGCATCTATTGTTCCACCATCATCATAGTTTACTACATTGATTAAATTACCTGTTAATTCAACATTAACACCAGCGATCAATGTTTGCAAAGCACTAATTTGTAACCAACGATTATCACCATCAATGCCATATGTAGCATGATTATGAATTCCTT